ATGGCAGTCTTCACATAAAGGGATTAGATTTTGATATTCTGTGCCATTATAGATATATGTACGTGACATTGCAAAGCGCGGATGCTTTCGTACCGATTGAACATGGTGAACACTTCGCGCTGCTTTATGAATGCCCTGTGCCTTACAAGCTTGACACTCATAATGATTTTCTTTCATGATTTGTTCGGATAGTTTACGCCATTCATTCCACTTATAAAATTTATCTAACTTATCTTCTCTTATAAGCTGATTAATCCATGCTTCTAGTTGGTCTTGTGTCCGTGTCATATTACTTCTTTCTGTAGGCTGCATAAGCAAATTATACAGCCTACATGATAGATAGATAAAAAGGATTAGCTGCACAGAGCAGCTTTGATATGGTTATAATTTAATATTATCATAACTGTTAGAGTGTTCAAGAGAAAATTTTATTTTATTTGAGATATTGCTAAGTTCTTCATAAATTATTATATTTTATTTCTTCTCTGCTGCCAGATGTGCCGCTAATATCACTAAACTAATTGGAAAAAATATTCCGACTGCTGCCGCTTGTAACTTAATGTTTCTTATAATTTTACTGTCTGCTGCCAGCTTATTTTCTTCTTTGATTAGTATTTCGTATCCTTGTATTGCCTTGTCATAGGTGTAGACCGTTACAAATATAGCCAATTCTATGTATATAAACAAAATAATATATACTATGATTATCTGCATATTGCATTCTCCCTTAATTAAATATCATATTCATTTTCTACCATATTTATCTTTCAACTCTTTTATGTGCATTTGCATTTCTTTCACTAGTGCAGCATCCTGCGCTGGTTTACAATTCTTTGACATCTTTTTCAGGCACTTTCTGGCAGCTATTTTCTGTCGAATAAACTGATCAAAAATTGTTATTGTATAGTGTTGGTCACACTCTGGACAAACAAAAAACTGTTCTGTGATATCTTTCCCATCCTTATCCTGATCAATCACTTTTTCTTGAATATTAATTTCAATATTTTTTTTGCAGTTATCACAAATACAATGTTGCTTAACCAGCACACCCATATTATCCCTATTCTTATTTTCCATATATCCTCCCTAACCTTTCCACAAAAATTACAATAAAAATGCCCATCCCACAATCCCTCCTAACTCTCCAAACAATAAACATTCTCCAAATTCACAATCACAAAGCGGTTTTTCTCTTTAATCCTTTAACAATCTTTTAGTAAGTTCCTCATTCAATTTCCTGCTCTCCGATATTTCCTTTTCAAGCTTTTTAATCCGTTCCTCATACTGCTCTCTTTCTTTTTTATCCATGTGTACATATTCTGTTTTTGTTGAACAATTACAGTTACAAGCTCCACAATTACTCCCATCACAACTAGGCATTTTTATTCCTCCATTTCTTCAACATATAAAGAATTACTGCTTTCAAAATATCGCAAGTATAATTCTTATTGATTTCCTTGTTATTCTCTTTACAACCACCGCCGCATATATCGCTTATGGCGCAATTCTTACATTTTTCTGGCAATGAATAGTTATATCCAAGCCGATACTTCTTTTGTTTCTTAAATTCCTCTACAATGCTTTTATCATCAAAAATATTGCAGATTTTTTCTCCATAAACTGTTGTTTGACAAGGGAAAATATCTCCATTCACATATATTGTAATCAATTTCTCTCCTGCTGTGCAACCCTCGTAACTTGAATTTATGCTGATATTAGAAAATTTCATTTTATTGTAAATGTCATATCCTTTATTGCAAAGAATATCTATAACCGAAATCATTTTCTCGACAATCAAATCCAATGGCATTTCCCCGCAAAAGAAATGGTCTAAATAAATCCCCCAGTTCAAATCCCTGTCAGCTATCCATTCCGCCAATTTTTCAATATCCGAAAAGCTGTTCTTATCAATGACGGTAGAAATATCAATGTTTTTATTTCCGTTATCAATCAGCTTTTCGATATTTGCTTTCACAACATCAGAAGATGATTTTCCGTCATGGAACGGCTTGGAATAATAAAATCCGTCAAGTGAAACGCCGAAACTGTATCTTGTGTCCTTGAAATATTTCAGCATTTTATCTGTCAAAATAGTTAAATTTGTGATAACGCTCACATGACCGTTTCCGTTCGCCTTATCAATAAATTCTTCTGTGTATGAAATCCATTTATCAAATACAGTTAGCGGCTCTCCACCTGCAATCCTATAAATGACAGTTTTCTTTTCTCTGCTCTCAAGCATTTTCAAGAAAACATCATTTATTCTTTGATATGTACTGCTTTTCATATCCTCATTTCCTTGTTTCACATAGCAATAGGGGCATTTTAGATTGCACCTTGTTGTAGTGAAAATCCAAGGGGAAATATAACTCATTTCCAAATTCCTCCAATCTCATATTATTTGCGGACTTCCCACGAAAGAAAGTCCGCTGTGTGGCTACGCATAAATATTATTCTCCTAATTAACTGAAATAAATCTCCCTTATCGTTTTTCCGTCACTTCTCGGTATATAGTTCATAAATTCACATGAATGGTACAAAAATCTATTATTGCACCATCTCTGCAAATCCCTTAATATATGCCGCTCTGGAAGTGCCTCTTTTCTATAAATTCTCACATCTGGCTGAAATCCAACCGTTTTTATCTTGTCAATCCTATATAAATCCTGTTCTATCGTAGTATCATAATTTGTCAGCATATATACGATTGCGTTTCTCTCGCTTATTTTCAATGCGTCTTTTGCAATTTTCAATCCGTTGATAATCCATTTTTCATTTTTCATAAAATCAAACGCAAAATGCATCATGGATATATTTATCTGTTTTAATATCTCAATATTTCTATTATTGATAAATCTCGCATCCAAACCTTGCGTAAAATCTACTTTCGCACCACTGTCTGCTAACTGCTGTAACAATTCCATATGGTCTTTGCAGGCTAACAAATTTGGATCTAAAATTTTTATGTTTTTCTGTCCTCTCCAAAATTCTGATAAATCAGCAACCTTATGTGGGCATCTGCCCTCTTTAGGGCAAACGACACAGAAATCACAATTATTAGGGCAACCTCTTGTTAAAAAACCATATGCTGTATTTTTTGTGTACTGCGGATATAATTCATAGTCTGGATATATATGTTCAACTTCATAAGGCAATTCAAAATGTTTCTTTTTATCAAATACTTCTTTTTCGTTAACTACACTTATACAATATCCCGTGCCACCCTTAATTACTTCCTTTGCGTTGACATAGTATTGATAATCAGGCGTATATTCTTCTGAAAACACCTTTGACATATATACTTTGTCAAGCGGCTCATGTGGAAATCCATGCGATAAAGGCTCATACCATTCCACATTATCCCCTTGTTGTTTATGCCATGCAGATAATTTCATTAGCGGCAAATTGGGAAATTTATGTCCATCAACATCTATTAATCCAATTTTAATTTTTTACATCTCCTAAAATTCTTATTTAGTTATATTAATTCTTCTAACATTTTTTGTAATTCAGTATAATATTCTATTTCGCTTTCAAAGAATGTATCAAGCATTTCATAAAATTTTTCTTTTGCGTCATCCAGATTAGATGCATCTATAAATTCAGTAGAACCATCTATTACAGCATAATATTTTTCATTTTTATCCAGTACAACGCTCCCAACCTCATGCGTTTTATAATACACTGTGAGATTCCATTGTTTTAGCCAATCAGCTTGACATGGATTTACTTCTTCCCATTTCAATTCATTATCCCTCCTCAAACTTTTCCTATCTACATTGGTTTCTAGCAACTGGTATTGCAATTGCCTTCTTCTTTTGTGCATTATTCATCATCATTCTTTAGAAATTCCTCTATCTGTTCTTTACTCATGTTCTTGCACATATCCCAAACCTTATCAAAGACTGGTTTAATCGTCCTTACAAACCTGTGCAGAAGTAATTTTGTTTGTATTACCGTCATTCCCCTTGCTTCAATCTCTTTTTTCTGTTCCTCTGTAAATGCTAATACCATTCCCCTACTCCTTCCCTAAAATCGAAATAAATACATTGCAATCGCAATAAAACCAAAACATAACACCACTAAGCATAATATAAATCCTCTTTCACCGTTTTCATCCAATTTATCGCACTCCTTTAATTTTTAATTAAGGTAAATTTCAGTGTTATTTTTTCCCTATTAGGGTACAATCCCTTAAATGTGTATAATAAATTGTGCCATCTTTCGCAACAATTATAATGGCATCAGAATCCTCATAGTCTGTCCATGCCTCAACATCTACCTCAATAATTTCTTTATGTATATCTATTACAGCCTTATCAAAATAATTTGTTCCCCACTCCCTATACAACTTATTACTTGTAGCGGCTGTAATTGTATTCCCCATACATCCACCAGAAACAAATACAATTACTGCTGCCGCGGTTCCTATAATTACTTTTTTTAATTTGTTTTTCATGATATATACTCCTTATCTCATTCAATAAATTTAATTTTTTGACCACAATAAATGCAATAACTTTCTCCACTTATTTTGATTTCGTCACTGCTGCCATGGTTCTTATAATAACTTTTTTAATTTGTTTTTCATGATATACTCCTTTTCTCTAAATTTCCCACTTTAAATTTTTTAATCCTGTTTTAAAATTTCGTCTATACAAGAGTTATAGCCAACTGCATATTCTTTATCAAACCACCGAGTTTCTTCTACCATTTTCTTTGGCAGCCCCCGAAGCGGACACCAATCAGGTTTCTTATCAAAATATTCTTGTTCTAAAATAAGTTTATCTTCCAAACAACACACGTCGCCATCAGAACCAGAAAACCTACATTGCTCACAATTCTCCGGTGTATCAATCACTAAAATAGATTTGCTCATATTATTCTCCAATCCGTTAAATTTCAGTTTAGTTTGTCAATTCTTTTATAGCGTTTTCAGCTTCTCTACGTGTTAGAAAAACCGTCTTACCGATATTATCTAAATCTTCTAGTCTGATTTCATGTTCGGCAATTTCCCATGCACCTTCTCCCAAAAATTGATATATCCTATAAACTACATGACCGATTTCACACGGTAGTTTCAGCAGCTTACCCTGTTCCTCTAAGTCCTCGTATTCTTTCAGCTTTTCCGCAAGTTTCAAAATTTTCATAATCTCGCTTTTGTTGCAAGTAATATCTAAATCAAATGTAAGAGCAACTCCACCTTTTTTGCTTGTTGTTGTCAATCTCTCCATATTTCCCTTCCCTCTGCAATCCCACTATTTCAGGATATTTTTTATTTCAGTTTTCATTATTTTTCAAACTTAATCATCCTTTCACCATTCTCTGTGGTAAACTGTGCTTTATATCCGTTCCTGTCTGCAATTCTTATTAAATCATAGTTAATATCATCACTATAAATTTCCATATAAAAACAATCTTTTGTAGTTTTAGAAATCTGAAATTTTGTACAATTTAATGAATCGCATTTTGTACAGTGTAATTCTTCATCATAGCAGTTTGCACAATTATTAAGATAGATGCAGATTTCCTTTATTATTTCTTTATGACAATCAAAATACTTGTTTTCATTCATGATATATCTCCTCCTAAATTCTTATTTAGTTTGTCAATTCTTTCAATGCGGCTTCGGCTTCTTCTAATGTCAAAAATATCGTTTTTCCAAATCTTCCCTCTATCATGCCCAAAGCACACATAAAAGCGTCCGTTTGCGTTTCCCAAATAACAATTTTTCCGCTTGGTAATGGATTAAGAGTATATACCGTATCCCCCACCGCACAGGGCAGTTTCAGCAGTTTTCCTTGTTCCTCCAAGTCCTCGTATTCCTTCAATCGTTCTCTCAGATTAGCCATTGCCCATATATTTTTATAAAACACCGCAATCAATCCAAGAATACTGTCTGTTCCGTATTTCAAAGCATCCATCATAAAATCATCAAAATCATCATCACAGGTAAACTCGTTTGGAATATCTACATAATTTTCAAGTAACTTGATTATCAGTTCTCTTGCTTTAAAATCATTCTCAAAATCTCTAACTCTTGCCTCGTTTTGCTTTGTATAGCATGAATTGTGCGCTAATTCATATATGCCCATTTCTGATACTTTTTTATTGCTTGTCAATCTCTCCATATTTTCCTTTCCCTCCACAATCCCACTATTTCAGGATATTCTTATTTACTCGATTATTCGAGTAATTTTATAATTCTTATACTGCTGCTTTATTTAATTTCCTACCAACTATCAACAATCATTCTTCCTCATCAACCTTTAGAAATTCCTCTATCTGCTCTTTGCTCATGTGCTTACACACATCCCATATTTTATCGAAAACTAGATTAATTGCCTTTACAAATTTATGCAAACCTAATTTTGCCTGTATTACTGTCATTCCCATTGCTTCAATCTTTTTTTTCTGTTTTTCTGTAAATGCTAAAATCATTCCCCTACTCCTTTCCTATATTCCTTTGCACACCACTTCAAAAACCTGCTGCCATATTCCAATGTACAAGGGCTTGCATCACATTCCCCATATTCCTTTTCACAGATAGCACAGTTAAATATCCCTTCTAATCCTTTTAGGGTCATTTCTGTATCCTCTGCTAGTTTCAGCAGTTCCATTTCATCTAATCCCATCACCGTTTTAACAATTTGTTCTCGCATATGCTCAATATTGGTCATTCTACTTCTCCTTTTTATATTGCTTCTACAAAATCATGAAAAATACGTTCTACGTGTTTTTCATCTTTATATGTATAATGGCGTGCTGTTACATTTCTTGGTGCGTGACCTAAATATTCACCCGCCAATTCATCATTTCCACCGCGTTTTACAATGTTTGTTGCTACTGTTTTCCTAAAAATGTGCGGATACACATTTTTATCTATATTAGCGCGTCGCGCTATATTCTTGATAGCAACATAGATGCCATCTACATCTAACGCTTGTGTCGTGTTTCCACGCACGTGGGTAAATAATGGCTCTTTGCTGTTCTCTCCAACATTACGTTCTTCTAAATATTCATGGATATAATGTAACGCCACATTATCTAGGTATACCGTTCTATATTTGTGGTTTTTTTTCCCGTAAATAAGCAGCTTCCCACTTCTAAAATCAATATCTTGTATTTTTACTAATGGTATTTCTCCGCGTCGCATTGCTGTACAGCGCATAAATTCTATTAATGCTCTATCACGTTTAAATTTACATCCATTTTTTAACAATTCCACTTGCTGTGCATCTAAATGCTCTATCGGCTTTGTTGGTGTTGCATAACGCTCTATCCCGTCACATGGATTTTCGCTAATCAGCTTTGCCTTGCGCATCCACGTAAAAAATGCAGATACATTCCTTAATAGATTATTTAAACTGGCATTACTATTGCTTTTTGCTTTTCTCATCAAATAAAATTCCACGTCACTTTCTGTCATATTGATTAATGGTTTATTGATTGTCATTATTAATTCATCTATTGTATTCAAATAATATTTTGCTGTTTCAGGCGATAATTTCGGCGCTTTTCTTACCATAAAAAGTTCTTTAATGTATTGATTCGTATTATCAATTGTTGCTGGACACGTTTCAGATTTTGTTATTTCTAACCCTTGAAATACCTGTACAAGCACTTTTTCCAAGATTAACAATGTATTTGTATCCATATGCACTCTCATATCTGTTAATATGTCATTCCTTAATTTTTCCTTCGCGTTCATATATTTTCCTCCTGCTGCTCCTTGCCTAAAGAAAAGATATATGATATACTTCCTTTAGAGCAATGATAGCGATAGTTCTACTTTGGTCGGTGTGCTATCGCTATTTATTTGTCAATGTTCGATAATAAATTTGTTACTTCTATTCTTCGGTTTCCCATCCTATAAATAACATTGCAATTATCAGGATTATTACTGCCACACCCGCTTTTGCTGCTGTCATATTAATGTTTATTCCCTCCCTTGGTTTCGCCAACATCATCAAATGCATATTCGCGCTTGCGCCGTTTACAGTCTTCGAGCATCTTTTCTAAAATATTTGTTTCTTCGTCATTCAGATAGATATAATATTTTTCCAGCATCTTTAAAGCGTGCAATTTACGTGTGTTTTCTTTTTCATCATTTTCTGTGTCGGTATCCGACACGTTCGTTTGTAATTGATTTAAAACAGCCTTTTCATGTTTTTCTTCGTCCGCGTTATTTTTGACGCTCTCTGTGTGTTTCTCCATGCTTGTTTTGGCTTCTTTCTGCTGCCGCGCTAGTTCCTTTATTTCTTCTGCCCGAATATTCTCGCCTGCTGCCGCACTGGATGCAATCGTATCTTGTTCCTCGTCTGGAAGTGTACTTACAATTGCAGCAGTCGTTTTACTAATATTGCCCTCTTTAAACTGCTCTTTTAGTTTCTCTGTGCCATTATTGTTTATACGTTCCAATTCTCCTATAACAGATGGGCTATTTTCTCCCATAAGTTTAGCAATATAATCACGGGTTCGCTTTCCTTTTTCCAGCTTGAAACTGCCATCTGCCCTTGCCTGCTGTAATAGTTCTTTCCATTCCGCAGCCTGTATCATTTTATCGTAATCTGTCATTTGTCGATTAAATGTATTTCCAATTAATAAATTTATACGAAATTCTAATTCCGTCATATCTTTGTAAATACATGGAACTTCTTTGTATTCTGTTTTTCCTTCGGCTATCAGAATCCCAAGCGCACCATGCCGACGGTGTCCGCTACAAAGCCAATATTCCCCGTTTACACGTCCAATCAGACAAGGCTGTTGTAATCCACCCGCTATTTCAATTCCTGCTGCCATTTCCTCCAACTCGCCCATACTGTACTTGTTATACTTCGTTACCTTGATTTTATCATAATCGAGGATAATTTCTGTATATCCTTCTACACGTGCCTCTATGTTAGTTGCATTATTGAGGATATCCAATATATTAAAATTCACTATGTATTCCCCCTTATGACGTTTCACCTTTGTGCCAGCCTGACACGTCTTTTTCCTTATTCCTCTCCCGCCGCAATGCTTCTGCCGCCTCGCCCTGCATTATAATCCCATTCATTATTAATTCCCCTATTGGCACCCCTCTTTTTCTTCCTGCACGGTCTTCCACCATGCACATATATGGATATTTTGCTATTACTGTATATATCTTTGCTTTTGTTTTTTCTGATATCCCTTTTTCTCTTTCACGCTGTTTTTTCAACTTTATTTTTGTACCAACTGCCAATTCTTTATATGTCATATGCTGCTCTCCTCTCCTAGATATTCTTTTACAAATTTCCTATAATCGACTGCCGCCGCGCACTTTGGTGCGTAATCTTCCATGCTTTTCTTATAAATGGAACTATCTGGCACTTTGGTGCAATGACGTATTTTTGTATCAAATACCCGATAGCGAATATTTGTTCTAACCCATTTTTCTGCTGCCAGTATATTTTCAGGCTTTTTGCGGTCTTTCTCAAAATTCGTTATCAATATACCGCCAATTTTCAGATTTTGGTTTAATCCCCTAAGCTGTTCAATTTGCTGTAAAAGCTGATGTGTACCTTCCACACTGTAATTATCCATTTTTATCGGGATAATTACTTCATTTGATGCGCATACCGCATTAATCGTACAAATATTTACATCCGGTGGGCAGTCAATAATTGCATACTCATACTCTGTTTGCATCATCAGCCATTTTTTCAAAATATCATGTTGGGTATTATTTGATTTTTCTATATCGTAAACAGCTTTTTTTAATGATAAATTTGCATCTACTGCATCTAAGCCGTTTATGCCTGTCATTAACGGCTTTTCCATATTTCCATAAAAAATACGTGATGCGCCACACTCTTTTGTGTCATTATAAATCCCGATATGCTGTGATGCATTGCCTTGCTTGTCCATATCAATTAGTAGTGTCTTTTTTCCGTATTTTGCTGCCAAAAGTGTTGACATATTCACGGCGGTTGTAGTTTTGGCAACTCCACCCTTTTCATTTACAATTGTAATTACTTTCATTGTTTTACCCCATTTCCAGATTCTTATTTAATAATGTGTGCGGCTTTTTCAAATAGCCTTCGATTAAATCTGCTGCTTCTTTTCCGCTGTAGCATACTGCCACACAATACCCCTGCTGCTGCAACTTGGTTATCCAGTTATTTTGATTGCTTGTCAGCTTATTTTTTCCATACTTCATTTCAATGTACATTCCTGCATATCCGCCGCGCGGAACCGGAAGGCATAAATCAGGCACTCCCGACTTTACCCCCATAGCCTTAAACCGTGCCGCTTCTTTCACATTTCTCTTACCGCCATTTGGGATATGATGCAACAATTCCAATTCCGGATATTGACGTAAATTAACATTTGCCCAATCCATTACACTCATCTGCTCCGTATCCTCTCCCACTTTTAAATTCTTGTACATTCTATCCCCTCCACTCATTCCATTTTTACTAATGTATATCGCAAAAAACTATATCCTGTTATTTCATGTACACCTGTACGGACACTGTCTTTATCTAAATAATATCCTTTTGGCACCTTTATATTTTGGCTGTAATGATCGCGACTTTTGATTACTTGTATTTTTTCTGGTGGTGTAATTAAATTTTTTGATTGATTCCAACGTTTACCGTGCAGTTCCCCTGTTGTATTTAGGGTCTTTTCGCTATATTTAATAAAATACGCTGCCAGTTTCCGGTAATTGCCATCATCCCACATAGGTTTGATTGTCATACCGCCATACTTCCACATCTTTTTTAATTTTTTGATATCAATTTCATTCACTACCATGTGGATATGCGTTGCGCCTTTGCTTCCGATTTCTGCTACCCAAATATATTTCAGTGTGGTTTCTTCCTGCTTGTACAATTTCCGCATATCCCTCAAAAATTTTTTCATCTGTTCAAGCAATTCCTCTTTCCCCTCTGGTCTTTCATCTGGTCTGTAGTCTAATGTTATGTAATAATCGTTTCCACAAAAATTTGCATCCATCTTTTTTGTTAGTATATCTTCTGCTCTCCTCAAATTTACTTTTTTTTGTGCTTCTGTAGTAGTCTTCTGCTTCTTTTCTCTCCTTCCCTCTTTTTTGCTGTGCCATTTAACACTATAATAACATTCAACGTGTTTTGTTCTTCCGCTTTTGCAGGTCTTTTTTATATACGGCATTCCTACACACTTCCCATCCACCTTATTTATCTATCCAGCTTTATATACTACATTACTATTTTACTTTTTCCATTGCATTAAATATTACTTTCGTAATATTTAATATATGTTCATAAGATAATACATTTATGAACCGTGCCAAGGGATTTAAAATCCCTTTTTTTATTGACTTTTCATAATATATTTGTTATGATTAATTAGTACATTATTTGTACAATGCACCGCCTCGCAATGCATGGCTTGACGGTGCATTTTTAATGTCACTGTTCAAAGGTATTTGTTTCTGATATTTCCCTAACTACCTTGATTTTGTCTTTTGCCATCCGCATAATTTTTGCATTCAGCCCTGTTTTAAATGTAATTACTACTTGCTTTGCCCTTCTGTCACATACTAAATCTACTGTTGCCTTTGCTAAATTTATTGCGGATTCTGGTTGCTCGTATTCTCCACCATCACCAAACAATTCATCTATCCGCTGTTTCGATATTATTCTGCGGTTTGCTGCTGCCTGATACTCTTTTGCACTATCGCACTGGCACAACATAGTAGCAGCTTCCGCAAGCTGCGGCTCTGTCATTTCTGCACCGTCTTCGATTATGCGGGATTGTCCACAAAACCTACATACACCCGCTCCATTTTGTATTTTCATGTATTGATGTCCCCTTTCTGATCATCTGGTAACTCGATTACTTTAACTGCTACTTCGTATAATGTCTTTAATACTGGAACATCCCGTTCACAAATTTTTACAGGATGCTCCTTGCTTTGTGCATATCCTTTTACACATATGCGTTCGCCCTTGGATAGTTTAGCTGCATATTCGGCATTTGTTTTCCATGCCGCACAATGGATAAAATGTCTGTATCCACCACTATAAACCTTTAATATTAATCTTGTTATTGTGGTGCCTGATTTTGTTTTATAGGTCTGTGGATTAGCCGCAATAATTCCTGTGATTATAATATTGTTTTCCTGTGTATCTGCTGCCTGTTCAATGGATTCTGCATATATGTGGATATGTTTTTCCCATAATATGGTGGTAGTTCTTAATTCGCCTATTACTCTAAGAACAGCACCTTCTTTTATGTTTTCTCCTAATTCTGCAATTGCACTACCACGGAATATTACGGGAAATTCATCTGTTTTGCTTCCGCTTATCCGTGTACGTCTGATTCTCATTTCAAACACACGTTTTTCAAATTCTAAAGCATCCGCGATTATCTTGGGGGGTTTAGCTACAATCCCCCCAATAACGATTGAATTGTTAGTCATTCCTGCACTTCACTCCCATCTGCACTGTCTTTAAGATTTAGATACTGAACAATTTCTGAAATGCCTTTGGCAATCTGCATTATATTGTTTTCGTAATCTGTTCGCCATTTTTTTGTGCGCTTAAATTCGTCTATCTCGTCACGATATATAAAATATGTTTTTGTTTTGCCATCCGGACTATTTACTACTCTCCCGATCATCCCGTGCTGCATATGCATCCGTAATCCTTGTGCAGATAATCCTAGCTCTGCTGCCGCCTGCGGAATTTCTACTCTTTCATTTGTTATGGTTTCCGACATAGGTTACACCTTCTTTCCGTTATTACTGCCAATTTCAGTTATTTCACATCAATATAAAATTTGTTATCATCCTGCCAAGTGAAACTTTCTACTTCACTTTTCAGATAATCCAAAATGTTATCCTGATACCAATTTCCGTGTGCTAATACATGAAATTCACTATCCCGAATCCACACTTCCGTATTATCATTAATCAATCCTGATTCAAAAATCTTGCTTATTGTCATATTGATACCTTCTTTCTAATAAAATTGTCTAACCTTTTTATTAATTGCTCTATCTTTTCATTTTTGCTTTTCTAATAATTCTGTATTGTTCTGTATTGCATTATGATTTTCCAGTTCTGCGCTAGTCTGGGCTGCTTTCATTCCAGCATTAAAGCCTTCTACAAACACAGTTATTATTGCTAATTGTATATTATTTGCTTTGTTGATTGTCTTGAATATATTCTCAAGACCTGCTGCCTTTGTCAGTTCTTTTGATACCATATTGTTCACCCCCAAATTAACTAATAATTTATTTTGTTCCTTATATGAATATAATAATTCCTTATGTGAATTTTGTCAATACTTTTTGTTCCTTAAAATAACTTTTTATTGACGTATGGTTTATAAAGTGATATTGTTTAATTAAGGGAGGTGAAAAGATGACGGTAAATGAACGCATAAAAATTCTAAGAAAATCAAAAAATCTTACACTTGAAAAATTTGGTAACAATTTAGGAGTGAAAAAATCAGCTATTTCTAAAATTGAAAATGGCGAAAATGGTGTAACAGACCAAATGGTTAAATTAATAGTAAATGAATTTGGTGTTAGTGAAAACTGGTTACGAAACGGCAAAGGTGAAATGTTTCCGGAATTTGACAAAGCTGATACTATCGCAAAACTTGTCAAACAAATTATAACAAAAAATCCTAACTGTTTTAAAAGTCGCTTTATCTCATTCATTACTCAAATGACAGATGAGCAATGGAATTTTTTCGAACATACACTATTTAATTTTTTTAGGAGTGAAAACTATGAATGAACGTGTAAAAGAACTAAGAAAGACGCTGAATCTTACACTCGAAAAATTTGGTAATAATTTAGGTGTGGGAAAAACTGCTATTTTTAAAATTGAACATGGTGAGAATGGTGTAACAGACCAAATGGTTAAATTAATGGTAAAAGAATTTGGTGTAAATGAGAACTGGCTTCGCAACGGCGAAGGTGAAATGTTTCCAGAATTTGATAGAGCAGATGCAATTGCGAAACTTGCGGATGATATAATGACAGAAGTACCAGACTCTTTCAAAAGTCGATTGGTCACAGCTATAGCGCAAATGACAGATGATCAGTGGAAACTATTAGAAGAAATTACATACAAAGTCGTTGGTGGTGAATATCCTATTTCTACCAAAAAAGACTGATACTTTTTTGCATCAGTCTTTTTCAATCTCCTCTTGCTCTCGTTTTAGGGTTAGCATTAAAAATTTTTCTATCATTCTTATGCGTTCCTGATTATGAATTTTCATAAGCATATTAATGATATTCTCTTTTCTTTTATCCATAATTTGCCCTCAATGCGGCTGGATTTTATTCCAGCCCTAAGTATTTTCTAATAGCATGATAAATTTCCCTCAATACATCAACATCATCAATTTCATTTACCATTCTAATAATTTCTCTTTTGAGTTCCTCGCATGACATCTTATCTGTATCCATATCCAATCGTCCTCCTATCTGTTAACTACTTGTTTTCCTTACAAGACAATGCTATCACATTTTAAGGTATAAAATCTACCCTCATGTTTTCATATCTTGCTTTTTTAGACAATTTCGTAAGATTTTAACAAAAAAATAACCGTCATTTTTTTATACTTTCTTGCATATTGCTACATAAAAATTACATTTTATTCATAATATTTATTTACACGAAAAAAGTTCCTAGTTAATGAACCCACTAGGAACTTTTCTTTGAATAGATTAGAAAACATTTATGTATTATTGTGCTTTATCTTCCATTATCAATGCAACGACTGACATTATACCACATATAAGTGCCCATGTTGCCCATATTGCTAAATCCGCAAAACTTCCGTATAATGCATATCCTATAATTGCAGCAATCGCAAATATAATTGCAATGGCAGCATTACCAGCCTTTTTGTTGCTGGTTGCAATAGATGCAATACCACCCGTTAAGATCAATATTGCTACAAAAACTCCGGCTGTTCCACTGACTTCTCCGTTTGCTTCCATAGTATTTGATAATCCAGCCGCGCAAGATTGAAATACTATTACACACGAACATATAATACACAAAATTCCCGACACAAGTTTCCAAATTTTCATTTTCTTTCATTCCTCCTAAATTATTTACCTTATTTTCCCATATCTATGGCATAAAAGTCAAGACCTTTTCGTCATACTATGTCATTAATTGGAAATATTTTCCTATTATTGTCTAAAACAATTGAAAATGTTCCCGTAGTACCTTATAATAAGAGTGTTTACTATATAAATTAATTACCAAGAAAGGATTGAAAACAAATGAATAATTTTTTTGTGTTACTTTTTTTGATTAGCCTTTTGTGCATCCCCATTTTTATTATATGGGCTTGTGTAAATTTTCTGCGAAAACGACCTGTTAAAAAGATGTTTAAACGGGCTGGGATTTCTGCTGCCGTTTTTGCTGCAAGTATTGTCGGTGTTGGCGTTACAACAGATACCGATAAACTTGTCGAAAATTCAAATGTACAAATTTTTGAAGTTTCTTCGGAACTTGCCTTGGATGCGGAATCAACAGTTCTGGAATCTTCTATTTCGGATTCTATAGAAATTTTAAGTACGGAAATAACAGAATCATCTTATGAGTTAGAAACTGAAACTACAACAGAACCTCTTAGTGGTTTATCCAATCTCGAACCAACGGAAACATCTGAAATTGAAAAAGATGTTACTACAGAAACACATTCCGAGATTCTCACAGAAGCAGAATCCGAAGTAATTACAGAAACAGAATCCGATACGGAGCCGCTAACTGATATATCAAAAGCATCTTCTGTTGCTTCTAATTCTGTAACAACACCAAAAACAGAATCAACACCCACAAGCGAAACACCACCACAGGAACCTTCTGCACAATCAAATGAAATTATGGTTTGGCAGTCAGCAACAGGATCTAAATATCATAGTATCAATAATTGTGGAAGAATGAATCCGAATAAGGCAACACAAATTACTCTTGATGAAGCCGTATCACGCGGACTTGAACGTTGCTCTAAATGTTGGTAATGTAATAAATTGGCAGTTGATATTTACATTTTATTATGCTAATATAGTCATATAAAAGGCAATACCGATAGACGGCTGCCTGATTTATAGTTGCAAATAAAAATAATCGCCCCTAGTTTCTCAGGCTTGGGCGGTTATTTTTTATGTTTTGTATTATAGCCAATCGCATAGCCAAGCCCAAACATTGTTGCGCTTAGACTAATTACAGCAATCAGACCTTCTAATGTCAACACAATAGCCCTTCTCCTTTGTGTATTTCCCATAGAATACCTCCTCTCTTGCAATTAGCAAAATCAAATTGGGAGTTCTTGGAATTACATTCCAGCAAAGGCAACCGCCTACCGTTTCTGGGTACTGCCCAATTAGCAGTATAACACACTTCTTGCGATATCGCAACAAATCTAATTACTACAGCTTGTAAATATTGTTGGATTTGTGCTATTATGAAATAGAAAAAATTATAGCCGTTTATGCTGCTAACACAAACGGCTATTCTGTAACCCTTTAACTGGGCTACTGCTATAATCTACACAAATACATTATAGCATAAGCCCAACTTGTTCACAATGGAAAAAGATTATTTTTTGTACTCTTTTCCAAGAATGCGAGGTGCTTATGGCTCTTATTTCCTGTCCAGAATGTAATCATACAATATCTGATAAAGCTGTATCATGTCCAAACTGCGGATACCCTATACAATCGTTAAATATACTTCCTGCTGCTGTTGCTCCGGAACCTAAACGCAAACCGAAAAGACACCGTAAACTTCCAAACGGTTCTGGATGCATTAAGCATTTATCCGGTAAACGTGCTAAACCATATGCCGCATATCCCCCAGTAACAACATTTGCCTTAAACGGCTCTCCTGTACTAAAACCAGCAATTGGATACTTTAGAACATATGATGAAGCCTATCAAGCCCTTATGCTCTACCGCAATACCCCTGACAATATCAAACAATCAGGTGTATCTTTTGCGGACTTATGTGCTGCTATGCTTTCAAATCGCAATCCTGCTATATCGCCAAAATATGTAAATATCACTTTTGCAGAACTGTATGAACAATATTATGATAGCAAATTTAATAAATCAAAAAGGAAATTTTCAGATGCAACCAAACGATCTTCAAAGTCAGCATTTAACAACTGTGTTGAACTTCACAATAGAAAATTTGTGGATTTAAGGAAAACAGATTTACAAGAAATAGTTGATAATTGTCCCCTGAAACATTCCAGCCTTGAATTGATTGTATCGCTTTTTAAAGGTATGTATGCATATGCAATTCAAAACGATATTATAGAAAAAGATTATTCCCAATTTGTAAGTATCAATATTCCAGATGATGACGAAAGCGGTGTGCCCTTTTCTGTTGATGAACTTGATATCCTTTGGCAAAATAGAAACAATAAAAATGTTGGCATAATTCTTTTGATGATTTACACAGGGTTTCGTATTGCCGCATTTCAGACAATCCAATACAACGAATCAGAACAATATTTTCAAGGCGGCATTAAAACTGCTGCCGGAAAAAATAGAATAGTTCCCCTCCATCCTGCTATTCAAGGGTTTGCTAAAGATTTTGTAAACAAATATTTTTCGGGAGATAGAACTTTTTCACCCCCAAATTATCGTGTACAATTTTATAAAACACTTGATGCACTGGGTATTGCTACATCCATTACAAACACAAAACATACACCCCATGACTGCCGCCATACTTTTTCTTGGCTCTGCGATAAATATAATGTTGATGATTTATCTAAACATATTTTAATGGGACATTCGTTAGGAAATGATGTTGAAAAATCTGTGTATGGGCATAGAACAATTGATGAACTTAGATGCGAAATTACCAAAATAAAAGTACCTGATTTTGTATGATCAGCAGAAAAAATTTGTCACTAATTTGTCGCTAACCGCTTATTATCAAAGCAAAAATACCTATTATTTTTTATAACTTTAAAATACCGCAATCCCTTGAAAATATTGGATTTGTCCACTATTTTCAAGGGATTAAGAAATTTCTATAATTTTAGACAGAGCTTAAATTTTCATATTTTATAAATTGTTATAATCCTTATAAATTAAGCAATTTACAAAAAAATTGTTGCTATTTTGTTGCTAACCAGATTTAATGATAACATAATTTTAAATATTTTTAAAGGAATATCAATGAGTTTTATACTATTGTTTTCTTTTACTCTTTTTTCTTTTTATTGGTTCGGGACGCATTATAATTGGGAGAGAAAAATAAGAAGGAAACACAACAAAAATTATGTTCCCTTCTTATTTAATGTTCTTTATTTTCTCTGCATTTTTTTATCCTTCTTGCATTTTCGGAAGGATTAATATTATAGTATGGTCTTTTTTTTGGTAAGTAAGCCTTTACAGTCTTTATGTTATGCCCTAATAGGCTTGCAATTTCTTCTGGACTTTTTCCATTATCATATAATTCTAAAATTAATTCATGTGTATCATTTATAATCACGCCGTTAGATGATAAAACCTTAACCACTCTTTGCCAACTACTTCTTGTTCCTTTTACGGTTGCACGAATGGACTGTGTTTTATCAAATATATTTAATATATCCTCTATAATCAATCTTTTTTACCTCCAAATGTATACAACTAAATTTTACAGTCAGGCGGTGGCAAGCCCGCCCTTTCTGTTAGTCCTTTGGTTATATTTATTTCTTTGTAATATATTCAAGACATTCGACAATTTCTGCGTCTGTGTGTCCGTGGCTTCTTAGCCACTCGATTAATCTTGCTATATCTGTTGCGCTCATTTCTTCCATACTTTTCTCCTTTCTCCTTAAGGCTTCACTTACCCTCCGCCTTAAGGTTATTGTCATTCGATTTATCTCTTGACAATTATAATTATATTCTAATATTAGAATATTGTCAATAAGTTTTTAATAATATTTTATAATTTCTTCTTCTGTTGGAATTACCTCCACAATATCCCCAGGTTGCAATTTGCACATAATACAAATCTTATTAAGCGTTTCAAGTGTTATACTCTTTCCTGCCTTTATATTTTGTGCTGTTTGTGCTGGCAAAAGTCTTTCTTTCTGTATTCGTGTTTGATTATATCCATGCTTTTTCAATTCTTCAAATACATCTATTTTATACTTAATCAATCTGTTGCACTCCTTTCATATTTTTATATATTGATAATACTATCAATAATTCAAAAAGTCAATCAAAAAACATTCTAAAATTAGAGTAAAAATGTATTGACATTATTCTAATTTTAGAGTATAGTATAAATATACCAAACAACAAATCTAGGAGGGTCAAAAATGGAAAAGTTATGTATGGTATGCGGAAAAAATATAGAAAATAGCCGCAATAAAAAATTCTGTAGTTATAAATGTGCAGGGATATATAAACAAAATTATGAAGTATGCCCAATATGCGGAAAAATATTTAAGCACTCCCCATCTGATGTAACGACAAAAACGTGTGGAAGCAAAGAATGCAGATTAAAATGCAGAGATAAAGATATTATAAGAAATAATATAAAGTATGCGCATATGAAGATTAAATCAAGTCCCAATACAGGACATTTTGAAACGCATCACGCAGCCGAAGAGTGGAATATTATTTCCCCACAAAATATCGAATATAAATTTAGAAATCTAGTACTTTGGGCGGAACAAAATGAAACTTTATTGCCCATATCACCACGTACAAAAGAACGAGTAAAACCAAAAACCTTTGTTCGAGAAATAACTCGTTTAAAATCTAATACAAACAAAAATACATATTACAAACAAAATTATCATGGATGGAGAGTAAAAAATGAAGATACTGAAACCTAGGTTATTTTTACATCTATAAATAATATCAAAAACTTTATTTTTAACATGAAAAGTTTTTGATATTACAATCGAAAAATTAAAAAAGCTCTTGGCAAAGTGTACATTGTACACTATAATAAGATTATAAAATAAATCAAATGGAGGACAACGAAATGAAAAAATACAATTTATCAGAAATTATGAAAAAAGCATGGGAAATAAGAAAAACTAATAAGAAATCATTTTCGGAGTCCCTGAAAATATCTTGGAAAATAGCAAAATGCTCCATGGCAGAAACCGTAACATTTGAATTCCTAGACGGGGAAGAAATGACAATAGATATGGAAACGGGTGTTGTATCTGGTAAAACATACAACAGCCGAAACAGAATCAAGAAAGACTTTTCTGGTAAATGGAACGGAAAAATCTGGACAGTAGATGTCGATAAAGTTATTGATAATATGAAAAAATTTGCTGTTACATATGCAGAATTATATATTGTTGATGCAAAAAAATCTGTAAAAACAGCAGTTAAAAAATGGCTTGTTCCAGATGAAAAGAGTGAAAGCTATTGGGCATATACAAAGTGGAGCGATGGTACAGTTACACGCTGTATTTTCGGATAATAAAATTATAAGGAGGATAATTTCATGAAAATTTATAGTGTTAAAGTGTTTAAATTGGGGGCTGATAGCCCAACTGAATTTTATTTTAAGAACGAAGATAAAGCTAAAGCCTGTCATAATGAATACGACAGAGCGGACGATATTGTAACATTTGAAGACGATAACTTCCCTCTGGATATGCTATCTGATTATGTGTTTTAAGAAAGGAGAAAATCATGACTAATCTAACAATGGAAAATGCCGCCAGAGGAATTGGGGGGGCAATATCAAGAGCACACAGTTTAACATTTGAAAAAACTAACAGAGTTCTTAAAGAAAGTAGAAAGTTTGCGGATATTGCAGGCGCGGCAGCGAACGGTTTTGAAAAAAAATATGATGAACTACTGGAGCAGGCAGAAAAGTTTGTGTATACAGTTAAAATTCTCAACGAAAATGACTGTCCGTCTGCTCTTAATGGACTTGAAGACGGAATACAATGGCTAAGTGATCATAAGGATGAAACTATTGATAAAGGTTTTTTGGGACATTATATGTATGGCTATTCGTGTAACATTTATCGATCAGAAATACGAATAGCCCGGGAAGCTGCCGGGCTTACCCAGAAGCAGTTTGCGGATATGTTTAACATATCCATAGACACTGTAAAAAGTTGGGATATCGGAAGGCGACGTCCTGATAAACTAAAAGAGTCATTAATTATTAAAGAATTGGCACGCATAGCAGAAAACAGTGGAGAATGAAAACTAGAATATTGTATATTAAATTATAAAAAATGGAAAAGGAACACAAGAAAAATAGTGTTCCTTTTCCGTTCTTCCGCTTCCCTTTTTATGCACTTTATTTTAATAATTTTTTATCAAAAGTTCCTTATATTTTGGTTTTTTCTCTCCTTTTATTAGGTTGTTCATTCGTTCTACTTCGATAATATTGTATTCATTATATAAATCCCGAACAAATTCACAGTCGTTATATGACAAAATGAACCTCCCTTTTAGTTGCTCTAATGCTGTTTTCAGTCTGATATGTTCTTCCAGTGTAAAACCAGCCGAATAATATTTTTCCGCGCCATAATATGGCGGATCTAAATAGAATAGTGCCTTGCTTCTGTCATAAATTTTAATTAAACGCTCAAAGTCAACATTTTCTATTACAACGTTATTTAATCGTTTGGATACCTTTGCTAAGTATTCAACAGCATTTTCCATGTTTCTTGATTTTACTCCAAAAGAATCGTAATCTGTACCATAACTCTCTTTTACCAGTATATAAAATCTTGCTGCTTTTTGTATATCTGTCAGACCTTTCGTTTCCATCTGACTTTTTGCATCAAAAAATTGTTCCCTAGACATAAATATGAACTCTAGTTCCTTCTGCAAAGCTTCCGGATGATATTTTACACATTTGAATAAATTTACAAGGTTTCCGTTTATATCGTTATACACTTCTAGTTCGGTGTGTCTGTCTTCTGCGCCAAATAAAACCCAGCCAGCCCCGCCAAACACTTCTATGTAACGGTCATACGTTCCTTTGTCTGGAAATTCGTCTAGTATTTTGCTTCTAAGTAATCTTTTTCCACCTATCCAACTTATAAAACTATTCATAATTATCTCCTTAAAAATTAATATCATTATTCAAAACATTTATCATTTGTTACCACAATATGGGATAAGTGCATTAAAAAATATATTGCCCTTACCCCTTTGTTTTATTTTGATACTTCTTCAACTTCTTTTTTGATGCGTCTAACAATTGGCATCAAAAACGGCGGCAGCTCTATCCCAATATCAACGATATTTTCCAATATAGATATAATCTCATTAACTACAATCCACACCGCTACTAATGTTGCAACGATAAAGGGAATCTGAATATTAAATCCCATTGTTTGTGTTGCATACTTGATCAGTTCATCTACAACAGCCCCCACAACTACCAGCAGCCACATACACACTTTTTTTGCAATGCCACGCATACCCTTATAACTGTTCATCTGTTCGTTTCGATATTTGGACGCTATCAGCCCCGTTATGTAATCAATCAGATTGCACCCAACCATCAAAAATACTGGAATTGCCAAAATCCCCAAAAAGTCCATTATTGCTGATATTGCAATCGTCAACCATGCCTGCGTTTTATCCATATGTTTTACCCGCATCATATAACATTCCTCCTAGCATATCTTTTTCCATACTGTACGTGTTATTTTCCCGACAATGCCATCTGCATTCAATCCCAACAGTGCCTGTACTGCCATTACCTGCTGCTTTGTTTCTGCATCAAAAATACCATTAATTTTTGATGTGTCCGCTTGTCCTGTGACGTTTGTCAATTTTCCAAAACGCCATAAATACCACTGTACCCAGCTTGCATCATTCCCAGTTTTTCCAATTGCAACATTAAATGTCGGTTCCGTAAATGGATTATATTCTACTGGAATTTCTTGTTGTATGTTTTCAAATGTTTCTTTATACCATATATTCAAATCTGTATATCCTTGTATTCCGGGAATAACTCCCTTGCTGCTATACTGCCATCCCACAATTCCAATTCCTGCAGGCAGATATTTACTATCGGGTACATCTGCCATTATTGTGCGTTCTTTTGTATACGGATATCTTGCCCACCAAATAGGAATATCTGCTATTTCATGTGCATATGGTTTTAAATATGGATTATAATACTGTGCGCCTGTATATATGCCCAATTTCATGTTGGCAGAATCTGCAAACATCTTATATATTTCTATAATGTCTATAATTTTGCTACCCAGACCCTTAACAGCATTGTCCTCTAAATCCAGCCACATTGTGTTTATACCTTTGGGCTTGGCTGTTTCCACAAATGCATTTGCTGATTTTTTAGATTTATCTTTTGTATTGGCATATAAATATGTGTATCCATCCGTTATTGGCAATCCTGCGCTGTTCATTCCATTTATATGTTCATAAAAACGGCTGTCAGGCTTATTTTGCGAATTGATTACCTTAACAATGGCAAATTGTACACCCGCGTCCCTGACTGCTTTGTAATCTGTTATTTTGTTCCATTTTGCAATGTCTATTCCCTTCTTGTTTTTCATAGACTGCCTCCCTATACTATGTTTAATTCCTTTAAAATTTCACTTTTTTCCTTTTTCGTAATTCTTGGGTATGATTCCCAGATAGTTTCAATGTCTTCGCCTGCTGCCATCCTGTTTTTTATTACTCGTACTATGATATTTTTAACTGCATTATTCATCATTATAATTCACCCCCGAACATCATTGTTGCTATAACCTCGTCCTGTTCTGCCTGTGATTCCTGTAGTTCTGCAATTTGCAGTTCTGTTTTTGTCGGTATGTGCATTGTAACAGTAATATTATCCTCTGCATCCTTAGTTATTGATTCATATGTTACATTTGGATATTCCCCATATACAATGTCTTCTGCTTCGTCTGTTCCGATTGTTCCAATTGTCAAGGATACCACATTACGAAATGCCGCTTCGGCGTCCTCTACTGTTAATCCTTGTACCATAAATGATATGGTATTTAATCTTGTGTTCAGATTTTGTACGGTGTATTTAACACCGTTAGCTGTGATAATTTCGTTCATTTTATTCTCCTTTCTTTTATGAACATTTGTTTGTAAATCAAGTTGTATAGTGCGCAAAATAATGTTTTGACGAATAGTATTAACCAATTAAATAGCAATTTGGCAGGCAAATTAAATAATAAAGGGTTTTACACGGCACAAGGGATTGATGGTTCCGGGATTAGTATAAATGATATGACTGCCCCCGGTATTTATAGATTTTATGTCAATCCTAATACTGATAATGCTAATTATTTAGGTTGGACGGCGCGTACATTATTAATTTGTACTGGTGATTGTGCTGGTTATGTACATCAAATATTTTATAGTAACTGGGGACATTGCGTTTTCAGACGTAACGAAATACAGGGTATTTTGACATTTGATTATAATTTACCGTTATATCATATTGACGCCAAAAGTGAAATCGCGGAATTAAGTAAACGGATAACAGCATTAGAGGGTATGATAAAATCAAATGGTTAACCTAACGTTTAATGTATACAAACTTGAACACAGCTCCCCAAAAATATATATCTGTATCACGTGGATTATGTACTGTCATTAATGTTTCTGTGTATGTAACCAACAGATATCCATTAGCAACACCATGTTTTTCTTGTAGACTAACCCCAATACACGTATAACCTTCTACTACTGGACGTTCTATTCCGAAATAACGGATTGTATGGGGGCTAATAATTATTGCTTCACTCTCTGTTAAAAATTGCCATGTACGATAGATAATCAAATTGCTATTTAATTGATAGTTATGACATAAATGCAAATGATAATGTAATTTATGTGTCACTAGCTTTAAAACATACAACCATAATCACATTATTTATTAAACAAAAAACATACTAGTATTATGAGTGCTTAAGATTATTCCATGTATATATTTTCTTGAGGATTCCCCGCTAGGGTCTTGGGTAAACAATCCTTGGATGCTCCCCGGACTTAAAGCAAATACTTTAAAAATACCAGTATTTTCGAACAAATGTATAAATTTATTTGAAGCATCTGTCACCACTTTATCGGATGACAAACGAACAACTTGTCCGGCTGCTGTTATCATATATAAAACACGTTCATATACTTCGTTGCCCATTACAATAGCAACTTTGTCTGCTGATATATTATATGCTGGCATTCTGTAACTTGGAATTAATGTTGCATAGGATGAGGGATTAATATATGTTTTGTTCAAAGGTGTTAGAAAGGGTGTGACTGAATCGGCACCAATCTTTCTGAACCCATATTGTCCGTCATCTGTGATAGCAAAACTAAATGGTACATTTTCACTAATTATTGCAATCTGGTTCGCGAAAACATTATTTTGCGAATCGATTAGGTGTGCTAATGTGCCCTCTATTGTTGCGTTTTTTTCTATCGCATCTAGCGCATATTCTCCCGGTTTTGTTATTGCTGCACTATTAGACAATTTAACGTGCCCAAGTATAGCAGCAGTTGCCTTTTGCGTATGATGTACAATAAATACTGATAATGCCTTTTTTAATTTTCCAAACGCAATTTTTACTGTTTCACCGCTTTCGATATTTTCAAACTGTGTTGATTCTTCATATGTGGGTATTTGATCGTTAATGTCAGATATGCTCCCTGCCGGTCCATCATTCCCTTTCGGTCCTTTAAAATTTCCTATGTATACCCATTTTGCAGTATCCGCAGCCCCCGAAGCAGTACATTGATATAAATTTCCTGTTGTTGTATTTATGTAATAATCATCAATTTTCGCATCTGTTATCCCGCTGTCTGCAAATATTGTTTCGGTTGTGCTAGTTCCTGTTATGGCAGTACCGCTTGTCCATCTGCTGCCGCGTTCTCCTTTCTCCCCTTTATCACCATTATCTCCCTTTTTCCCTTCGTTCCCTTGCTCTCCTTTAGGACCTTTAAAATTCCCAATTAATAGTTTCATGCGCTCACCTCTATTTCATCATCTGATACGATCATATATATGTTGCCTTCATTGTCTGTTTCAAACTGTGGGTTGTTTTTTGTATCATCAGGAAATATTGCCCACAAATTGCCGTCTGCATCACCAACCAGATTAAACATTCCATTTATAGGCACTATGATGCCACTGTCCCCACGTTCGCCTTTATCACCTTTTTCACCTTTTTCACCTTTTTCGCCTTTTTCACCCGTATCACCCTTTTCGCCTTTATCACCTTTATCACCTTTCGCCCCTGTAAAAAATCCTGTAGCAATCTTATTAATGACATCTTCTAGTACTTCTAATGCTTTGTTTTTTGCCCTTTCTGTAGCTTTTTCGGATTCTACTGCTGTATTTGCGCTTGCCAGTGCTTCTGCTGCCTTTTGCGCGGCATTCTGTTCTGATACTCCGGCGGCTGTTTTGCTTCTCTCTGCAGCCGCTGCTGCGCCTTCTGCTCTTGTTTTGGCTGCTTCTGATGCTATTCTTGATGTTTGTGATTCTTGTGCACTTGCTGCCGATTCTTCGGCTCTTTTTCGTGCTTCCTGATTACTGTGTTCGGCGGCAGCAGCAGAACCCTCTACAGCCGAATTGATAGCATTAATTGCATCATGGATAGTTTGGCGTACATCACGCCCAAAACGTGCTAACAGCATAGTTTTTAGATAATTACTTATGTCTGCCATATTAATCCCCCTCCTCAATGGTTGCAGCTTTTAACCCCTTTATTTCTGCTTTACTTAATATATGATTTGCATTTTCATTAATAATGGAATATCCTTGTTCTGCATATTTTTCTGCATCTTCCGGATTAACATAAAATTTGTCGTCGTCTTTTTTTGCAATAAATAACATTTTTACCTCCTATAATCCTGTTACCAAAAACCCATTCATAAATTTTAGTGTTTTATATGTAGTGGAAGAAGTCATTACTTTTATTTCCCCTGATGTGCAGGTTGTTACACTTGCTGTTTCGTCGCCTGTTTCTGCTGTACATAATCTAGGCGTTTTTATACTCATTGTCTGCTGTGCTCGCATCCTCATAGCTGGATATAATGTGCCGTTTATTCGCGTTCCATCTGAATAATCTAGTGACCCGACTTCTTTATTATTTTGATATCCTTTTACTTCGCCGTCTATTAATTTGATTTTGTGATTATCTTTTTCTGATATAATTGTAACCCCTTGTAATGTTCCACCTTTGATTACATCTGCTAGTATTGCGCCTTCCTTGATTGATATCCCGTCTTTATCCCATTTGCCGATTACATTCTCCCCAGTATCATCCAGTATATTTAATTTTCCGGATGCATTGTTTATGCCCCCTAATGTCAGCGTACCACCCTTGATTACATCTGCTAATATCGCTCCGGCATTTATTGATATCCCGTCTTTGTCCCATTTGCCGATTATTTCACCTTTTTCGTTTAGAATGTGCATTTTACCTGAACCGTTATCTTTTCCTCCCAGCGTTAATGTGCCGCCTTTGATTCGGTCGGCATACATTGTTCCTGCTGTAATAAAATCAGCGACAAGATTTCCGTCAATTGTCCATGCGTTTTCATATGGTCCATTTATTCCTTTTGTGCTAAATCCCACACCATTTTTATTTAATTGGATAACATTTTTTGCTCGTGCCTTATCTATGCTATCCATAATCAAAATCCGTTCAGGATATCCATTGTTATCCCCGTCAAGCAATACATACCCGCCTTTTGCCCCTGTAATTAATTCTGTAGCATTGTCGATAGCCTTTTGCATTTGTTTGCTTATATTTGTGCGTATGGATTGTACGTCCTTGCTTATTTCTCTCATACGTGATGTATTCATGGATGTGCTGGTTGGCGGCGTGGCTCCAAGGGTATATACATTATTAGACGGATTCAGCAAATCTATATTCATTTCCGTTAATAACATATCCGTATTTATGCCGTGAACTGCCGATTGCACACGTGTCCAGCCTAGTTGTATCCGTTTAATATCGTTATTGCAAAGTGCCATATCTACTGCATTTATCTCAACTGTTTGTTTCGGACTAATACATTCTTTTAAATATGCGCGTCCTTTTCTTAATAGATTTTCCGGTACTGTTACGTCCTCAAATTCAACTGTCCCAACGATCACGCCATATTTATTTACTGCATCCTGATCATAAATAAAATCCACGCCGCCATTAATATCGCTTATTGTTAGTTTATTTCCGTCTTCATCTTCATATCCAATCGGGATTATTGCAGTTTTTATGTCGCTCATGGTATTTGTTTGTGTAAGATTTATCATATTTTCGCCTAATTCTACATACTGCTTATTTCTATCATTTATGTTTTGCATAATATCAATCATATATTTGCTGCCAACATCCTCAACTGTTACATATACACCAAGGGACTGTATAACCTTTTCCGATAGTTCGCTCATTGTGTTTGGATATTGGCTACTGGAACGCACAATATTGTTATTGCTATCCACATCCACAATATCTAATGTGCGTATAGTAAACTGTTTCTCCTCTGTTACTTGAGAATTGTGCTGACTAATTAACTGGCGTACATAATCCGCAGGCGTTCCTTGAAACTCGTATTTTCTGACAATACTGTCACATAACATTTTCAAAATACCTTCACACACAAACGTTCCCGTTCTGTAAAAATCTTCATCTGCTGTTATCACGCGTCCCGTAAATATCCACTCTTTTATACTGTCACTGATTTTATACACTTTTATCAATGTGCTTAATCCATGTATTTTGTTAAATCCTGCATGATTATATGGAAGGCTTACTGTTAGACTCCCAGCTATGTTATAGCCTAATGTCAACACTGCCGAAACAATATCATTATCATATCTTTGGTCTAACAGTACGCTTGTTTCATTATCATTAACACATTCTATTAAATACATTATAAATAACCTCCCCTGTATCGTATATTTACAACACCCATACCATTTTTTCGGAATATAAGTGTATTTACACCCGGTATTAATATCAATTCTGGCGTATTGCTCCCCCTGTTTAGCTGATAGATATTACCATTACATTCTACCGACATAGCATCAGAACAAATAAATTCCGGAAATACAATTTTATCCCCAGCTACAACTAATACACAAATACTGCCATTAAATGTAATATCTTCATAATCTGTTGCAATATCGTTTTCAAAATCAAATGAATCCCATTCCCACAATCCATTATTATAAATATCATACCGATACGGTTCACAGTCACACGTAATATGAAATTTTGTAACATATGGCTCTGTGGATATTGATGATATAGAACACCTGCCTATGTAATAATGTGTTGGATCGTCATCTTCTACAATATTCATTTTTTTGCCTTGGATGTAAGAACCAAGTTTTTGCAGCATCCGTTCTGCTGCCATACTTTTTGCATCTGCATAGACAAAATTAAAAACAAGCGTGCGATTTTTATATCTGGTTCGCCCAATAGCAGCAGTTAAATCTAAACTTCCATCTCTCCCCGGTACATCTATTACATTCACTTTTGCATCCGGTAAATTAATTACTTTATTTGTCATTGTTATTTCCATATCACGCCGTGTGTGAAAATCTATTATACCGTTATCATCATAAAAGCGAACTCCTCTTTGCATATCCATAATATCACCCCTGTTCCTTTGCTTTCTGTATCCGTGCTATCTGGCGGTCTATCTCATGTATTGTGCTTCCTACCAGCGTTTTTTTATCTATGTAAATATCCCTGTCACTTTCTGCTGCTGCCACCAATTCAGGCATATAATTATTAATCACTCCTAATAAATTGGCTATTTCGCTTAATATGTTTATACTAAAATCCGAATTATTCTTAACAGGAGCATTTATAACACCTAATTCAAAGTCATCTACATTTGGTACAAGCTGGATGCCTAATTTATTTCTTCCAGTAATATTGTCAAACATATCGTCCATTGCTTCATTTACTGTATTCTCGTTCTGTTCAATCCCTGATGCTACTCCTTTTGGTATCCATTGCCCAACTTCTTTTGCCATTACCTTTGAGGGACTTGCAATTCCTAAGACAGATTTTACTCCGTCAACAATTCCGTCAAAAAAATCCTTTACATCTTGTACAAATTTTCTTTTTGCATCTTTTATTCCCTTCCAAATACCATCAACAATTGCTTTCCCTATTTCTGGTATTTTTTGTGGTATAGACTTAGCCCCTTCAACGACATTTTCAATAAATCCTTCAATGGCTTCTTTCGCCTTTTCTTTCATGTTGTCTTTCCATTCTTTCACTTTCTCAATTGTATTGTTAAACCACTCTTTGATTTTATCAGGCAGACTTTTGATATAGTCAATCGCACTTTTAATAAATCCTTCTGCGGTTTCTTTTGCTTCTTTCTTCATATTATCTTTCCATTCCTTGACTTTTTTTATGGTATTATCAAACCATTCTTTTACTTTGTCAGGAAATGCTTTGATATTTTCTATTGCTTCTTTGACAAATGATTTAATAGCGTCTTTTGCATTCTCAACCATTTCACGTTTCCACAAAATGACTTTGCCAATTATGGTTCCTAGCAAAACACCGATATTATATGGCAGTTCATTTAACCATTGTCCAACATCTGCAATAAATTGTGGTATTCCTTGTTTAAAAAATGATACAATATTGTTCCATGCATTCTTAAAAAAATCGGCTATATTCCCAAATGCATTTTCACAATAATTTGTAATATCTTCCCATATATCTGCTGGAAGCTGTTTTATATATTCCCATACATCTTCCCACGTTGTTTCAATATCTTCACACGATATTCCCAAAATTCCTAGGATAGTTTCCCCTATGTTTTCAAATGTATTAAACAGAAATTCCCCAGCCGCCTGTGCTATTTCCCCGATACCTTGGAAAAACTGCTCCCAGTTCCCTGTAAACAGACCGATAAACATATCCAATAATCCTGTCAACACATCTAATACGGCGCTTAGCGTATCTGCTACCTGTGCAAATGCACCTTCAATTATTGGTGCGAAAAATCTGCAAAATCCGTCCCATACTCCTTTTATAAATTCAATAGCTGCTTCAAAATCAATTCCAAGCCCTTCCAGACGTTCTTTAATACCTGTAACAAATTGTTCTATGTTTTCCAGCAGATTTTCCCAAATTTCTGTTACTTTGTTTCTAAATTCTTCGTTTGTATCCCATAAATGTTTGATTATTGCAATAAGTGCTCCTACTGCTGCCACTATTGGCAAAATTGGAGCCGCCATTTTTAATAATGGGGTAATGGCAGAGGAAACCGCTGTCCCCATGCCTTTCATTGCTTCTACTGCTTTACCAATGCCTTGTGTTAATACACCACCGATAGAGGTATTTGCTGCCAATGCTGCTGTCTGTAGCTTTACAATTACCCCTTGCACTTTTCCTAACCCTGTAACTAATGCTCCGCCTGCGCTAATTATTTTTCCTATAATTACCAACAAAGGCCCTATTGATGCTACAACCGTTGCTATTAATACAATTATTTTTTTAGATGTATCACTTAAACCGTTCAACCAATTAACAAAATTTTGTATATGAGAAACAATACTACGAACTACTGGCATTAATAATTCGCCAATACTAATTGCTAAACCTTCCAATGCAGATTTTAGAATTGTAAGCTGACCTTTCAGATTATCAAGCTGTGTATCTGCCATCTGCTGCGCTGCTCCGCTGCAATCTGTAATAGCCTGTTCCAATTCATTCCACTTTTCCCCTGCGCTTGCCATTAAATCTAATGCAGCAGATGCATCCCTTGAATTAAAAATCGTATTAATAATATTGTCCTTTTGTTCATCTGTCATTTCCTTCATGCTGGCATTAAGGTTTTGGAATATTTTGTTTAAACTCCTCATTTTTCCACTGCCATCATAAGCATTAACGCCAAGTTTTTTCAAACATTCAGATGCTTTATCTGTTGGGCTTTGAAGTGATTTAATTATATTGCGTAATTTAGTTCCGCCTTCTGCTCCTTTCGTTCCACTATTGGCTAATATTCCCAATGCTGTGTTTAATTCTGCTGTGCCACCCTTCATCTTTTTTGCTGTAGAACCAATTGTAAGAATCGCCTCTCCCAATTGCGCAACAGATGTGTTCGTTTTGGAGGATGTCTTCGCCATCTGATCAACCATCTTATTAGCGTCAGATACCTCCATACCAAGGGCTGACATTGCATCTGTAACCATATCTGATGCGGATGCAAGGTCAATGCCGCCTGCTGCCGCTAAATTTAAAACTGTTGGCAACGTATCACACATTTGTTGTGTATCATACCCTGCCAACGCTAGATAATTTAATGCATCAGCACACTCACTTGCGGAAAATGCGGTTTCTGTTCCCATTTTCTTAGCAAGGTCTGATAATGTATCCATTGTATTAACAGTCTGATCATTAACTTCTGACATTGCATCTTTTGTAATTCCCATTGTTGCCTGTACTTGTGACATGGAGGAATCAAAATCAGCCGTAATCTTTACTGCTGCCGCTCCAAGTCCTGCAACAGCCGCTGAAACAGGCATAATTGACTTTCCTACTCCTGTTACTTTGTTCCCAAATCCAGAAATTTGATCACCAATCACACCAAGATTACTTGCTATATTAGCAAGTTCATTTTCATATCCCCGTAACTGCTCCTGTGTAGTTACAATCTCTCGTTGCAGCCTTCTGTATTCTCCTTGATTAACTTCTGTTCCTTCACTCATTAACCGCTGTGCTTCTGCCTGTGCCTGCTGCATAGCTTCTAATTTGTCTTTTGTGGAAGCAATAACCTCATTCAGTAACTGCTGCTTTTGTTTTGTCAGTTCGATATTTCTGGGGTCAAGTTTTAGTGCTTTATCTACATGGCTTAATTCTGTCTTTAGGGATTTTGTAGTTTTACTAATGTCATCTAACGCTTTTTTAAGACTTGTGGTATTTCCACCAATCTCAATTTGTATCCCTTTAATGCTTTTCGCCACTATGTACCACCCCCGAATTTCTCCCTTAATTTCTCTCTTTCTGGTTCTGTCTGCGTAAGCCGCCACGCATTTTCTAGGTATTCCCGCCCTTCTTCTGTTTGCTGTTTATTGTAGATAAATGCATCACGCCTATATTGCAGATAATCCAAATAATCAAGTTTATCAATTTCATTAAAATTTAGCCCTGTATAATCAGCGACTAATTTTTCCCATGCTGACGCAATTGTATAATTATGCCCCCTGTCCTCTTTTGTAGGATAAAAGGGCAGCTTTAGTTTTTTGATTTTGTTATACTGTTTAGCATTTTTGAATACTCATCAAAGAAAACAATAATATCCTGCATATCCAGCATATCTTCCAGATATTCACTTGTAATTTCTTTCTTTGCCACGTTATTGCTCATAATTTCTGCTGCTACTTCATAAAGTGTTTCAAGTGCTTCTATATTGTCTGCATTACTTTGCAAATCGCTAAGAATATCTGACATTGATGTCAGTTTCTCTACAATACCCTTTGTGGGAGTTTTTACCAATATTTTGTTATTATCATCAAAAACAACTGGCAAAAAGTTTTTCTTTGATGTTGAAAAATTTAATTCCCTCATTAATTTTCTCCTCCTTGAACAGCTTCCGACTTAGGTGTTATTTCTTCTCGGTAGAGGATTAATGTTCCCTCTTTGTCCATTGACTGACACTTAAATTCTGCATCAACCACCGTTTCCGCATCTTTATTAAATGAAATCGTAAATCCTGCTTCATTTGTTCCTACAATATCAATACGAATATCTCCGTCTTTTGCATCTTCATGCAGAAAATGAATTACATACCTCTTCCCGTCAAAATTACCAACACCACCAATTTTTAATGTTCTGATATTGTCTTTTTCTTCCACCCTTCCCGTATTGCATAATACAGAAAGTCTGTTTGCATTCAATGTCATAATGCCTGACTTAAAACTTGCTGTTTCTTCTGTAATAATTTTTTTCGTTACAATACCCAAGTCGTCTTTTGCTTCGTAATATGTAGGTGTATATGTGACTGTTGCGCCGCCTTTAATGTATCCAAGACGGTTTTCCTCTGTTTCGATTATGGCATCCTCTGGAATATTGCCCATAAATTCCATGCAGTATAATTTCCCTGAACCTAATATAATTTTCTCTTTATCCATTTTTAACCTCCAAATTTTGCAATCGTTTTTCTATAAAAATCATTTTTCTACAAACCTGAAATAATAGCTGTTTTCAAAATGTTTTTCTGCATCTATCCATTTGCGCCCATCACATTTGTACGTTATCGCATTGTCTTTAAAAAATTGCTCCATCTTCTTTTCAGCTTCTCTAATGCTGGCATTTGTATCAGAATAAATTTCAATATTTATATCATGGTCTTTGATGAAAAGCCGTTCATCTGCCCCTCTTTCTTCAAATTCATCCAGATATACTCCATAGGGATATGACGGCGTTTTTTTCCATGCCGCATATTCAAATGGAATAGCAGACTTATTCAGCCATTCTTTAATATCACGCATTTTTTACAGCCTCCTCTACACTCTTTTCATACTTGGCTATAATTGTTTCTGCGTGCTTTGTAATATGTTTATCACCGTTATATTTTCCAACGATTTTTCCACCTCTTTTAATTATGTGTCCGTTATTTAACAGGTGTGCTACTCTATATCTTGGTGCCCTTACATACCATGTATAAACTGCTCTATATCTGCCTAAATCCTCTTTACGGCTTGCAATTAAATCCTTATAATGTTTTCCTGAACTGTTTTTATTGTAAGGTGCATCTTCTTTAGTAGCCGTAACAAGTTCTTTCATACTTTTTCTTGCGCACTTATCTACTACCTCGCAGACCGCATCACTATAATCTGTGAGCATTTTTGTTAATGTAGACTCTAAATCACTGATTTGTATATCTGCCATCTGCTGCACCCCCAATTCGTTTCTGCGACACCATACTACTGATTACAGCTTTCATTTTTTGCTTGCCAATCTTTTTTAACATTAACTTAGCTATTGGCGGCAAATTTTTCTTATAAAAATCAACTTTTTCGATATTGTACTGTTCGCCATCAATTATGGCGTAATAATCCGTATCTATTTTATCCTGTGTCAATGGTATATGTATCAGCTTGTCTATGTTTTCATCTACTGCTCTTGCTGCATAATGCCGTTTAAAACTTATATTCTCATCACCATAACGCAAATCATAGGCTATTGCTCTTTCCAGCTTTTCATCATTATTCTCCTTATAAATTCCGACATAGCCGTCATTAAATTCCTCAAATTTAGGTTTCATCTTTCTTTTCCTCGCTGTTTTCTGATTCTGTCTGTCGTGCTTTTAATGCTCCGCGCAATGCTAACGCCGTAAGTTCTCCGCAAAAATCGTGTGAAAACTGTTCTATGGCATTGCTACGTCCATATCGACAATAGGAAATAAGCAACTCTAACGCCTGTGCATCCTCCTCATAATTAATTGTTTCGCCAAATTTATCATCCAAAAAGGCTTTTCCTCTTTTGATAATACGGCTGATTTTTCTTTCTATTGCTTCGTCACTATATGTAATATCCAATTCATTTAACACGGTTTCCAACAACGGATTATCCACAAATGCACCGCCTTTCCACACAGGCAGCAGTTTCTCTCTGCTGCCTTGGATTCTTTTTAATTTTTACTCTGCCGCATTCTGCTGTTCTAAGAATGACGCAATTTTATCAGCTTTATTACTTCCCTCTAAGGTATATCCGCGCTGCTGTGCTATCTCCTCAATTTTTGCCACCGTTAATGCATTTAAAGATGTTTCCGTATAAGATGCACTTGTATTAATATCAGATTCATCCGACAATGACATTGAATTAATACCTGATTCATCCGACAATGACATTGAATTAATACCTGATTCATCCTGCACAATACGGACTGTATAAGATGCTGGTTTTAAATTACTAATATCCAGCACAAGAAACGAATTATTATCTGTTGGCTTCCCGTTTCCATATAGATATGATGCATAAATTCTTTGATTCTGCATAAATCGTACACTGTCATCATACTGTATAACACCGTCTTTGCTGCTTGCGCCAAGCCCCATAAAATAGTTTGCCGCAATTCCGATAACAGCCTTTCCCTGCGGAACCTCTGTGCATTGTTCAATCGTTGTTGGATACGGAAGTACATTGTTTGCATATGTTCCATCTGGTCGCTGCATTGTCGTTGCAGGCATAACTTTTGTAAAATAATCAACCGGATTTACTACCATCAAAAGGCTTCCCACTTTACGCGGCATCCCGTTTCTGCTCACTGCCAATCTTGCAACAATTGCACCATATTCTGTAGGTGTAAATGACATTACAGGAATTGCTTCCTTGTCTGGATATGGTTCGCCGTCTTTATGGCTTGCTTCAATATCTTTCATCATACCGATCGGCATATCTACCCCTGTTCCGGCAATAATTCCCTCCTCAAGACCTACTGCATTTGCTTCCTTGATAACTGCACGTACATATGCATCAAGCCACGTTGCCCCAAGGTCAAGCATAGATTTATGTACTGGCAGAAACGCCATCAAAGAATAAAGTGTTGTGTCAAATTCCTCAAAATCTCCTTCCAGTTCTTTTGTAAATTCTGCTGTCAAACTTCCCCACTTTGCTTTTTGTTTTCCGTTTTTGTTTAATATCCATTTGATAACGCCTGTCGTATTCTGAAATGTAATTTGATTTAACAATGGATGTTCGTTTTGAATATCCTCAAATACACTTTCAATAATTGTTTCCGGCATAGTTACATCCAGATTGTTTAATGCCTGTTTCGGATCGCCACTTCTCATTGCAGAAATAAGGGATTCATAATATTTCTTTTCTGCGCTGGTGAGCTGACGCAACCCACGTGCTGTTAATGCCTGTACATCCATCTGCTCTACGTTTGTAATATGTTGTGCTGCTTCCAATACATCTTCCTGTATACTCTCTGCCATTTCTGCCATTGCCTGTGCAACTGCCTCTGGGTCATTTGTTGCAATCGCTTCATTTAATTTTTGTGCACGTTCTTTCCGCTTCTGTTCCAATATATCTTTCGATTTCATATGTCTTTTCCTCTCTTTCTTTTACTTACTATTTTTCTTAATTATTTTTTCCATAAATTCTGTTTTGCATCCCTTTCAATAGTTCTGCGATATCAATGTTTTTCGTTTCTTTTGGCTCTTTATTATGGCTGCTATTATAAATCTGCCGCAAATCTTCCTTAAACGATAATTGTTGTTTTAATTGTTCTTGCAACTCTGTGATGCGCTGCTGCATCTGCTCTACGCTGCCGTTTTTTGTTGCTTCGTTTAAATGCATAACCTCATCTGCAAAACCTTTTTCAACTGCCTGTTCTGGTGTTAAATATGTTTCTGCATTCATTAGTTCAATTAATTCATTTTCGGAAATTTTAGCGCGTTCCATATATATCGCGCGATTCGCTTCCATTAGAACATCAAGGTCATCTGCTGCCTTGCGCAGTTGCTCTGCATTTCCGCTAATAGACATCCACATATTATGTATCAATATACTTGTACCAAGCCCCATAATGCGGCGGTCTGCTGCCTGCAATATCACTGATGCAATGGAATACGCAAAACCGTCCACATATGCAACTATTTCTTTGCATTTCTTTTGCTTTAATTGATTATATATTGCTATGCCTTCTTTGACGCTCCCACCATAGCTGTTAATATGCAATTCAATGGTTTCGGTTTCTGGTATTTCTGCAAGCATCTTTCTAAAATACTCTGCGCTTGTTTCACTTTCTGTGTATTCCAATGTCCACCAATCAAAATCACCATATTCCTCCACATCATCATAGATATACAGTTTATGTACATTGCTTCCTTCCTGCTGCTGTAATGTATAATGTGCTTGTTTTTGTTCTGGTTTCATATTATGATTCACCTCCTCTCTGCATCTTTTGACGTGTTGCCAAGATGCTCCATCCCTTCTGCTTCTGTATAATTTTTTGTGATATAATGCTTTTGTGACCATTCTTCATTAATTGCAATATCGCCTAGTTTTGTGCGCAATTCATCAATACAATATAAACCGGAAGATAGAAGTTTGTCGGCATTCGTAGCCTGCTCAAAAATATCTATGTGCTGGATGCAATTTGTATTTATGTCTAAATAATAACCATTGACAAAATGCTGCCTTCCATAACGTTTTCTTGTGATTTCTTCGCCAATTTTATCTGCCAATGGGTCAATACCAAAGGTCAAGAAATTCTTTGTTACCTTCTCTACATCCGATACATCTCCCAACATTATCGCCTTTGGCACTCGAAATGCCCTTCCAGCCATTTCAAATTCATAGTTGATTCTTTCGTTTAAATCTGACGGATTCGGAATATTTGTTGATTTTGTTACATCTGTGTATGAATATCCCTGCGTTAATGGCAACACCCCTTGGTTTGCTTCATAAAATGGTTTAAATCGTTCGTTCATTAATTCATCTAATTCCTGCAAAAAATTAGGTCGTGATTGTGTCATTGCATCAATATTCAAAATACCTTTCTGACCATTTGCACGTATAATATTTCTCACAGCCTTCGCAACTGTCTGCCCATAACTTGTATAACTGCCCTCCAATCTGCGGCGTACATCAATATTATTTAATTCACAATAAATTACATCACTTGCCGCAAAACTTCTCTGTAAGGTTATATCCCCAATAACAATACTGCTGAATATATCATCATATAATGCATATTTTCTTCGTATAAAATTATCTGCCACATACAACTTGTCATTTATTTCAACAATCAATGCTTCGTTGTCATAACATAAATTCGTTATAAATTGCTGTATCATGTCGCTGCTGTTTTGGTTCTGGTTTGGTTCTATATTCCATAGATAATACTCATCACCTTTTATCGGTTCTCCTTTTACAAACGTCCGAAACTCACATTTACTTATGGTATTCGCGATAATATTAATAGCACACGCTGTCGCTAATTCCTTAAAAACAACCTCGGAAAAACGTTCTTCGATAGGGTCTTTAATACTTATACATGACTTTTTTTGAAATGCTGTTAAAAACAAATCGTTGAAACTTGTTCTCACTCAATCCATCACCCCCATTACATTGTAAATAAAGGCAAAACCCCGCCAATGCTTTGCTGATCAGGAATCAAATCATTTTTGGTCATAGCCGCTACAAACGCAAAAAATCCGTCAGTTTTACGACTTTTTGCTTCTATTTTTTTATACTCATAATTACCATATTTTTTAGCCATTACTTTTTTTGTGTTATTTGTGTACCAACGCATAATTGCACTGTCGCCAAAAATAATATTATGATTTCTAAATGCACTATCTATAATTGGCTCAATTTTTATTTTGTCGGATGGGCGCACCAAAAATATATTTTTGTTTTCATCCGAAAATCCAATACGCCCTAAACTCTTTTTTATTAGCGTATATCTATAATCATCCATGCATAACATCTGTATACTATAAAAACTCATCTGTTCTAAATACCATTCTGCAATTAAATCAGGATCGATTTCTAATGCATCTACAATTTCCACTTCTCCCTTTTCTTCTGCTTCTTTCAGCGGAAATTTAATGCGTGGCAAGTCAGCACTATTTTTACATACCCATGTTTTTTGTATCCAAATAAATTTACCTTCAAATTTGGTGAGTATTCCCGCACTTGCAAAATCATTTATTTTTGTGTAATCAATACCACCAACTGCCATTTCATGATAAATAGGTGTAAATTTTTGATTTGTAGCAACAATATTTTTCCAGTCAGTAACTTCAACTTCGCTGTTTCCCTGCCGCCAATTCATGCGCTTTGTCATAAAATCGCTTGCGCTGCTACGGTTCTCGCACCATTCTATATACTCTTTTTGCATTTCATAAAGTAAATTTGGAAGATACTGCAATGACGGATTTGCTTTATGCCAGTTTTCTTCTTTGTGAACTTCCTTTTCTTCGTCAATTCCACAACAAAAAGGCAGCAGTCCATTATCTTTTGCGTCCCCGTCTAATATCCGTTTCGCTCTTTCGAGTAAATCATCAAGTACACCATCGCATACATCCCCGTTTGTCGTGATATATGTTCGTCTTGGATGTGCTTTCTTGCCTAGTGCCGTTGTAAAAACTTTGATGTTATCATAACTTTCATATGCGTGCACTTCGTCAAAATCAACTTTACCACTTCGCAAACCATCTTTAGATTTTGCGTTGTTAGTACGATACTTTAATTTTGAATTATTCTTTCTGCCTGTTATGGTTTCTTTATTCCAATGAAAATGTCTGTGTAGTGTTTTCTTATATACTGGATTAATTTGATTTTCAAGAATGTTATAGATATCGTTAAATGATGTTTTTGCCTGTTCTTCTGCCATTGCACATATATCAATGTCATATTCCCGCACCTTGTTATATGGGGAAATCAAGCAAAAGTCTTCGAATGCCAGATAGCCGTTTTTTCCTGCCCCTCGTCCCACAAAGGCAAACAAATCTGGGAAGCGTGGCAGACCGTCTTGTCTGTACACACAGCAATGTAATGTAAATATAAACCGTTCCCACGGGAACAGCGTAAATGTGAAATACTTCTCTAACTTCATATAATTTTGAAGCTGTTCTGTATCAATTGTTAAATCTTCGTTTTTGAATATTGTCTTTATTAATTTTATTAATTTCTTTTGTTGGTTACATACTTTCTTTCTTCCGTCTTTACCTGCCTTTTCCACTAATTCTATGTAATCATTTATTTCTGGTATATCCTTATAGTTCGTCGTAACTATCACCACCGCTCATTAGTGGCTTTGCCCTTAATCCAAGTTCTGACAACAATTTCAGCATCTGGGCATTTGTCTTGTTAAACATATCCACTGCCTCATTCTTCTTTACTCCCTTTTGTCCTCCGCCATTGTCATATGTTACAGTAACGCCGCGTTTTTGGATATCTTCGATCAACAGCATCTTGGTCACATACATAGCCATATAGTCATTGACTAAATCCTCAAAAAACTTGCTGTTTGTATCGTTCTCCTGTAGTTGTGTTCTTAAATCCTCTTTTAT